TCCTTTTCAACATCACGAGCTTTATACGCAACAAGGTGTCCTGTCTGGGAGTAGTAGGGAAACTGAACAACCTTCGAATCACGGTCAAGGCGGACATTGAATTTACGGCAGGTCTCCTCAAGGAGGTTTCTGGTTCTAAGGGGCACAATGTCCCCGGTAAGTTCCATGCGATGGTGACGAGGCTTGTGAGTGGTGGATTGGTCATCGGAACCAGGACTCCAGTGACCGCAGGAGAAGCAATACGAATGACCATCAGTATAGAGGCCATTGGCATCACTACTCCCACAGGCTGGGCATGGTTCGTGCCTTACGAATTCGGACTCGGATTCTCGAACCATTCTAAGGGAATTGAGTGGGAAGGGGCCCACAAGAACCCGTGCTTTTCCGCCCACATAGCGTAGGTGGTCTTGCTGGTTTTTGTGAGCGTATTGTGTGGCGCCTGAAACACAAGGCGGATGTCCAGGTCTGGATGTTGCTTTCTGACGGCAAGCATCTTACGCCGATCTTCCGGTTTGAAGTACCCCTTGGCTTCCAAGATCACTCCATTGGGAAGGATGAAGTCAGGGGTATAGACAGCTGATACGGTGTAGTTGAGGTGAAGGGTTTCGTATTCAAACTCATACCCATTGATTTCAAACCACCGGGCCAGCTTTTCTTCGAGACGGCTCCGGTACTTTGGCATCAGAACGGCAAGTCGTCATCATCGTAACCAGAGGGGCCATCTCCGGGGTCTTCGGTGGGTTCAAAATTAGGGCTATCAGCCTTGAATCCATCCACCTTACCAAAGAGAGCTGCCACTTCAGTTTCATCCAGCCCGCCGCTATCAGAACCTCCAGAACTAACCAGCTTGATAATCTGTGCCCCGCGAATCTTAAAGGAGCACCCAACTTTTGTAGCATACGTGTAGGGACGCAGGTCAATGATCAATCGAACAACAGTACCTTTCCAGATCTGTGTGTCCAGATCAATCGGCTGCCCATCAGCATCCACCCAGGGGAACATGGGCGTGGAGCTTTCACCACCGTATGAGTACTTGACCAGGCCATCAACATCCCACTTCGGAAGTTCTTCCGTATGACGCTTGCCTGCCATTTTGTTTTTGGCAACAGCAATTACCTTTTCATAGGCTGCGTCAAACTTAGGGATGTCAGCCTCTGGAATCTTGAAACTGATGGTACAGTTGTTGAACTTTCCAGAAGGCTTAAGGGCATTGATGAAGCCCTCAAGGGTGGTTGTGATGATGAAACGTCCTTCGGACATAACAGGGTTGTAAAGTAGGTAGGTGTGGTTAGTGAGATCAGCCTTCTTCTGAGTCATCCTCAGTGTTGGGCAATCCATTCAGCTCAATGCTGTCAATGATGCCTTCAAGTTCCTCCTCAAGGTAACCCTCGTTGGCCAAGGTGTAACCAACATCAAACGCTTCAAGACAGCCGTTGATGCTGAAGCCCTTGGAGGCAGCAATCACAAAGGACGCATCTCCAAGCAGCTCACCAAGGTACTCAAAGAAGTCCTCAGAGTTTGGATCCTCAAGGAACTCATCCCAAAGAAACTCTACAACGGAACGTTTGAAACCAGTCCTTTCAATTGCCTGGTCAATAAATTCCTGTGCTGGGTAGTCAGCCATTTAACAGAAGAAGTAAGAAGATGCTTGAACATCGTTGATGTCCAAAGTGTTTTCCATGACAGACTCATCGAACTCTGCCCCCAACGTCTCTGCCCATTGTCTGAGCACAGGCTGAGAATAGATCTCAACAAACTTATCACGTATGCTGCCAGCCATCTCATCCATGTCACAGGACCTACCAAGCACACAGTCGTGAATGACGGTGAAGGGCTTGTCCCATTCAGCAAAGACCAGATGAAGCAGAGCAGCATCAAGGCTGTGGATCAGGTTCGGAGCGGCTGCTGTGCGGGCCTTAGACCCATCCAAGGGGCGGTCATCCCATTCTTTGTTCAGCCACGTCTGAATCCGTTGACCCAGAAGGCGGGTCTGTACGGGCTTCAGATCGTTCCTTCGATACTCCTGAACCACGGGAAAGCCAGATGGGGTGACCCATTCAACAGTTGTCTTTCCCTTTTTAAGCTGTTCCCCAGCAACCCGTTGGATGAACTCCATGGACTTACAAGGGCCAGCAAAGACCTCTCGAACAGCGTAACGGTAGATCGCCTTTACGATGGCTTGAAGTTCTCCTTTCTCCAACTCCACCCCCTTAAGCTCCTGACGGATGTAATCACGAGCACTGTTTTCCGTAACCCCATAGGGCGTGGTCATGACAGTTCTCTTGGTTACCTTTCGGTTCATAAGGTGATGAAGATGCTGTGGAAGAATCTCCTTAGCCTTCTCAGCAACGATCTTGTAGCCATCAGATGGTTTATCTGTTGGGACCACATTGACCATTTCCGCAGCTGTTTTGTCCAAAGCAAGAGCAGAAAGATGTTGAAGACCAGAACAAGTAGCATCAACAGACACAGGAAGACCAGAGGTCAACTTGGTTCCCTTGATGACGCAAGCGTTATATTCAAGAGCAGCAGCCAAGAAACACCAAGGCTCCTCAGCAACTGACCACTCATTGATTGTTCCTTCTGGATCCTCAGCAATCCTTTGAATTAAAGACACATTGTCTCTGGTCCATTGGATGCGATTCTCCATTGTCTCCTTGTCCAGTCCATAAGTAGTAGCAACCTGAAAGGCTAACCACCACTCATTGACAGGACCTTCTTCCTGAAAGTAAATCAGGCTCTTGTCGAAGTCCGTTCCCTGTGGGCTGAGGCTTGTGGGAATTGGATAACATCTTCCCCGAAAGTCAAATGACCAGGGAATCCAAAAGACCTCATCTTTGTACTTGTTAGCAACAAAGACAGCTTCTGATGTCCGATAGTTTTTCTGTGCCAGTCCTGAGTTGTAGTCCTCGATCTGAGTCCTTGCTCTCCGATAGGCGAGCTGTTCTTCAGGTGAGGCTTCCTCCCATGGATCTGGCTTTGGCGGAGGTGGTGTTGGTTCCTCGGCTCGGAACTTCCCCACGGTGACGCGGCGTTCCATACAGAAATTGGCTACCTCCAGCACCCGGCTGTTGATCCGGTATGGGACCTTCTGGAGTCGGTTCAGCATGGCTAGTGCCTGGCTATCCCGTAGAACCAAGTGCCTTTTTTTCGGGATGGTGCTCCGGACCATGCCGGTGAGCTTCCGAAGGTCGTTGGTCAGGTACCCCCCTTTGGTGGAGGAGCTGTCCCCCGGCCAGTCGTTGGGTTCGCACAGCATGGGCCATAGACACGCAGCAAACGCCTCAGCCTGCTCCATAAGCGCCTCCTTGGCCCTTAGGAACTCAGGGCGGTACACCACGAGGGTCTGTGCCTTCTTGGCCCCCACAACGGACGTTCTGGTGGTGATCCATCCCGTCGCTGCGGCAAGCCGATCCACCAACCACCCTCCAACAAGCACCTTTGCGGAGCTGGGCCATCGAAGCGGTTGAATTTCATGCTTCCGCATCAAGGACCGATACCGTTGAACCTTGTAGGAGTAGCCTTTGTGGGCATGGAGATGCTGCTTGGCCTTGTCGAAGGCATCTTTGTTTACCTTCTCAAACGCATCCAACAGCAGTTGGTCATAAACCAAGTTACCGATGTGATACGTTACCGCAGCATAGGTGGGCTTCTCAAGCTTACGCTGCCCCAACACATCAAGAACGCCCTTCGCCGTAATGATGGCCAGGACGGCTGGATCACAGTCCTTGATGGGTTGAACAGCCGCTGCTTTGTCTGATGCCCACCCTCGGTTGATGTGGCTGATCTTTTGAGAGATCTCTTCCGTAATTGATTGAAGACCATTGTTGATAAAGGCAGACCCATATACCGTAGACGAAGCGTAGGCTCTGTCTTCGGCAATACGTGTCCTTTCCCGAAGCCGTTGGATGGCTTCTTTGCGTGCCTCAAGTTCTCGATGAAGTTGTCGGTCGAGCTGTTCAGACGTGGCCATCAAAGTTACTGGTTCTGTTGCTGTTCAGTGGTGATAAGCTGCCTGACCCTTCTAACAATGAGGATATGTGAAAGGTGCTTGATCAGGCTCTGTGTTGCCTCTAATTCCTCTTCTGCCCCTTCCACCCCGAGCTGAGCCTTAAGTAGCTTTTCTGGATGAACATCAGGCAGTTGGGTTGCTTCACCATCTTCATCAATCTCATGTGTGGAAAGAACATCTGAGTGTAGGTTGAGTCGTGCTCCAATGTCAATCAGTTGATCCATTGCCATATGAAGGAGACCATCCATTGTCTCTTCATACTCGTACTGATCCGGGGGACAATAAGCCATTGATCTGTGGGTGTCTTGATGCCTTGTTGAACGCTTGATAGGCCAGCATTAACGCCAGCCCCTTTTTATTTAGGTAGCTGTATTGATGAATCTGGTTTCGCTTTGCTAACTTGCGTAGTTGCCTCCACGTGAGTACCTCTGAGAGGTGAGCGGCAAGTTCTTCGGGATTGGGCAGGTGTTGGCGGCT